ACTTCCTCGTTGATTGGTTTGTTCATGTCTTGTTTCTTTTCAATCACAAGTTGCCTTCCATCCTGAAGCTGAACCAAGCGGCACTCGCCCCCGATAAATCCCTCTGCGACATCACGGGTAGGTGACTCAAGTTTATCGGAGCAGTGTACAAGAACTGCTTTTGATTTATTAATCATCAGTCCCACCTGTAGAAAATGTGGCTGTCAATCTTGACAATCCTCGTGTGGGTCTTCGACCAACTAGGCATTACATAGTCAGCGTGGTAATGTGTAGCCCCGTCCATGAACGTACCGAACCAGCCGTTCAACACAATCTGTGCGTTCTCCTGTGCTGTCTCAAAAGCTTTTTTATTGCGTGGCTTATCAGACAGGCCATCACAGTACCAGCTAAACTGACATCTGTTACGGGCTGGTTTGCTTTCCCAATGAATGCCCTGCTTAATCACTGCACAAACAGTGTCGGGGAAGCGGTCATCATACACACGATTCATTACGACCTGTCCGACTGCAAGCTGTCCTGCTGTGCTTTCGTTGCGTGCTTCATGGTATATGTTCAATGCCATGCACATCAGGGCGTTAGCAAATACTGTCTCAATCATTTTCTTTTCTCCGCTTTCTTTCTCAGTTTTGCAAAACCTTTTTCTTGCCTTGCAAGATATCGTTCTGTCTGTGCTACCAGACTGTCCCATAGTTGTCGCTTGATACGCTTGCGGTTTCCATCTGTACGCTCACGCACGAACACCCACTTGTATCCTATCTTGGCTTCGACCCACCTGTGTCCCGAACCAATCTGCGGTTGCAACTCATCCGCAAGTACGAGTAGCTGACTAGTCATTCCAAATCCTTTCGTGTTCCCACTGACGACCAAGCCTGTCGTCCTTGTGTGAACGTACCTGCTTGACCTTCTTGTAAGTGTATGATTTATCACCAGTTTTTACCTTCTCCCACTGGCTGAGTACGTTGTCCTCATACCAAGGTCGAAACATTTTCGTGTGTTTATTGGTCATCTTCTTTTCCTTTTCTTTTGTAGCTTCCCTTGCCTTTCTTGGGCTTCACTACTTTAGGTTGGTACTGTCCTTCGGACAGAGACTTAGCTATCGGACTGCGGTTCTTCGGCAGTTTCTGGTTGTTCGTCATCGTTGTTCACCACTAGCGTTAGTGTAGGCTTCGGCGGCTCCTGCCTTTGCACCATGTCAATCACATTGATTGTATCAGGCATGAACTCAACATCCAATACCTGCTCCTCTGGTTCTAGGTCACGAACCATTACATACTCAAGCCATTCCATAGGCATTGCGTTATCGCCTAGCAGGAGCCACCAAGGTTGTTGACCCGCATCTTCAATGTCTGTGTCAATCACAAACGAAACTTCATATCTAGCCACAGGCTATCCTTTCATAAAATTATACACATTGATTGTCGTGTTTAACCACACACCAATCAGGATTCCGATTTCAATATATGATATTGACAGGGGTATGTCAAGCATTATCTTCTCCTTTGCCTGTGGTTACTGTACCAGTAAATGTCTTGGTATCAATACCCAAAGCCTCAAGTATATCTGCAGGGTTGTTGAAGCCGTGTACCTCGAAGCTAGGCTCTACTGTCAGCCCTTCGGGACACCACGATACCATATCTTGTACCTGTGATACAGTCAGGCTACTATCAGTAGAGTCACCATCGAGGGTGTATCCCAACACAAGACCACGACCTGCGAGAGGTTGTGGATAACCTTCTAGGTTAAAGAAGCGTTGGTCTTCAACGTACAACCCCTCGTCATCTACATACAGCGTGTCACTGTCACCAAGGTCAATGGTCGTGAATAAACTACACTCAAGCAGTGTAGAAATATCTTGCCAGTCTCCAGAGTAGTCCACCACCTCAATCGTTTCGGTGAACGGGTCAATTAATATTGCTAACATCATTACTTTTTCCTATCCAAAATGTAGTAGCCAATAAAGCCTACGATTACTATATATATAAACAAAATTGATACGTCAATCATTCTTCATTCTCCATTACGTCACAGATGCGGAAGTCACCGCCATGTGCTTCTTCTTCCCATGCGCCGTGGTCGGCAAGGTGACGGGCATACTCCCACTCATCCATGCCTGCAGGGATATCGTCTTCATCGAACTCAACAAACATGTCGAACTCCATCACACCTACTGCTATGTATTTTTTCTTAGACATTTTGTAACTCCTCTATCTCTACATCTGCATAGTGTAAATCACTATAGTCAAAGTTTAACTTTGCTTCTTCCAAAGCCTCGTCTTCGTCTTCGGCTTCTATTGCTGTGGAAATTGTCAGCCTTACTATGTATTTAGCCATTGCCATACTCCTTTTGCATATCTTCAAGTAACATCTTGCGCCATTCCTTCTGGTCGCTAGACAGTTCGTCATCTTCTGCATTTATAATGTAGTAATCATAGTCTACATCTATACCCCATTCATCTATTAGATGGTCGGGTATCCCTTCTTCATGCGGCGGCTTATCAAATGTATAGCTATAGTGTGTTGCCATGAGGGGCAATGCTATACCTATAAACATCATGCCTTCTTCCTTGTAGGTAAGTTCAAAGTCAAAGCCGTAGCGGTCTGAACCATGCCGTATTGCCTCGACAGGCGGCGACCATGCAGTGCTAAAGCACAGTTCAAGTTCGTCATCAACCAGAGATATTACGTCAACATCAAAGATGTCCCACTTGGTTCCCCAGTTTTCTACACACCAGTCATAGTCATACTTGTAGTCAGTCTTTTTTGTGAACGGACACAGGAACTCTAAGAGTTTCTCGTCTTCCATCAACGCAGCATCACGCATCTGGATTAGCAGTCCATGATTGTCTGACGTAATAGTCAGTCGGTTGTAACAATGGTTAGGCATCCTTGCCTTCCTTTCGTTTCAGTTTCCATTTCTCATACGAAGTCAGCCCTTCTTCTTCAGGCGGGGGCTTGTATAGTGGGTCATGCTCCCAGTCAATCTCTGGATGCGCTTGCTTGAGTGTGGCAATACGTCTTTTGATTTCTTCTGGTTTGTACGGCATCTCATCCCCAATCCTTGTAGTCGTCCTGCTCTAGGTACGCCTTCATGTAGGCTTTTTTCTGCTCGTCTGTCATGTCTTGTGCAGACACACGGATGCCTTTGTGAGTACCTTCAGGCCAGTAGTGTGGGTCATACGGCCTACCATAGTAGGCATCTGCACTACCTCTGTCAGAGGGTGAGCCGTGGCCTTCCAGCCAGTCAGGTTTAGTCAATATCTGGGTCATCGTAAAACTCCACTGTTAAGTCCCAATTTATTTCTGACGGGGAGTATCCCGCATCAATCAAACAATCATACACCACCTGCCCGATGGTGTCAACATCATAACCTGTAAGGTTTTCTTCGATGTCAACTTTTTTCCACATCACTTGTCTCCTTTGTACCAGACCCAATCATTGATTGTTGGGTCATGCAGAATCAGTGCTTCTGTCCCATGCAGACGCATGTAGTAGCGTGCGTCCTCTTGGGTGAAGTTGGTTACACCGTCTTTCAGACGGGCTACAGTTGCGGCATCAATGCCGTTGTATTTTTTAGTCATCTTCAATCTCCGATACTTCGTCTGTTGCAAATTCTCGCCATATACCATTGGGGTCACGCAGATACCACTCGCCTTTGTTGTGCCATATCTCGCACTGGTCTAGCATGTGTTCTCGCACTTCCCACTCAGGAAAGTCACCAAGATAGGCTTGCTGTACCATAGTAGTTATGGCCTCGACCATCTTGTCATCTATTAGATGGTCATAGTCATCGCCATAGTACACATCCATACCACGCTGGCAGAAGCTGTCATGGTCGGTCACGGCATACATGGCATAGGATACCAGCCCCGCCTTGTGGCGGTGGTTTCGTTCCAATGCTTCGCTCTGGTTCTTATACATGTTCCTGTTCCCAAATAAATTCTTCGGCTTCTATGTAAATATAGTGCTTGGCATAGCACAGCAAATCCAGCACTTCCATGCCATCCTGCATACGGATAACATCATCATCATAGTCCTCGCCTACCCAAGTCGTAGCCCAATACTTGCAGGGTACGAAGCGTCCATCGCAGAATAACGCCACCTCTACAAGGCGGTCTTGCATCTGCTCTTGCGAGATTGAGAAGGTGTATTGGTCATTTAAGCGTAGCTTTACATTCATGTTATACCTCATTGTCAAAAACTGTAGGCAGTTTTAACACATGCCAAGGTGATTGTCAACAACTAACCTGCAAGGTTCCACAAAGAACGGCGATTCATGCCGCCTTCAACATACAAGCTACGCTTGCCAAGGTGGAATCCAGTCATGCTGTCGCCACGGGTAATACCAAAGCGGCGAATTGCTACACGCTTGCGGTACAAGCCTTGTACGCCAGCAATGTTGAAGCGAAAACCATTGGTGTTGTCGTTAAGTGTATTGATACGCATAATATACCTCATAAGTTTGCGTTACAAATCGGGCTGTTTTGAGACAAGCCCAAGTCTTATCTAATCTGTATTGTGTTTTATATAACCTTTCACAAGTATCAAGGTTATTAAAACCCATATACATATTAGTGTTATGCCGCATCGACAACAAATCCAGTGCTGTCTTTGCGTGCGTCACCCTTTGCATACAAGGCCACGATGTGCCGTGGTGCATCCAGAAACCTCAAATCGTCTTTGTCACCATCCAACACTGTGGAGCCAGCAAAGCTGGTAGGGATAGTGGATTTGTCACGGAACACAACGGCTATGTTTACACCTGTCAGCTTGTGTGCATTCAGCACTGCTTCGGCAAAGTCAGGATTGGCTTCACTGTAAGACAGTGTAAGGTGGTAATTGCTAGGCAAGTCTTTGTAAGCCCGAAGGTACAGCTTGCTGTAGTCATAGAATTGTACAGTCGGAAACTCTGTTTCCATATCCAGATACTTCTCCCACATGATGTCGCTAGTGCCATTCAAGCGTACACAAGGCTGGATGCCACGCTTCTCGCAATAGCGAGTAAACTTGGCAATATCTTCTCGAAGCTGTTGCAAAAATGCAACACGATTGTCACGCCATAGCATAGTCTTGCGAAGCCGACCAGCTTGAACACTATTCATCTTGCCACGACCAGCAGTGTACAGGCAAGCGGCCTTGCATCCTGCTACCTCTGCCATAGCACACACATTAACACCATCCAGATTGTCAGCAGGAGCCATATATAATATGGCAGTCAGGTATTCCGAACCGTCACCTTTGACAGTCTTGGCATTATTGCCAACAGATATCAGCTTGTAATTACTCATGGTCAAAACGTCCTTTCTAAGGGTTATATCCAGATACTTCACAAGTATCAGTATCTGGTATAACACCTAAGTAGTTTGTTGTCAAGCCCCAATGCCAAGGTAAAACCTTGGGTCAGCATTACAACATATTTTAGCTTGCTTCACATTAGTGAAGTAGCGGCGATACTCTGGGTTTACCCCAGACAATAGCAACCATTTACCTTTAGTAAATTCCAGCGTGCCGATAGGCTTGCCATTGTGCTTCACGATACGCATACCTTTGCCAAGTTTCACAAATTTGTAATTCATTACTCGCTCCAATTCATGTCTTCTGCTACGTCAGTAGCAAATTCCCAGTCTGTCCACACAGACACAATTCCTTCATGGACATGCTCAACACCGTAAGACGGTGAACCGTAAACATCAGTCAAATCAACTACGTTGTAAATCTTGGTCATGGTAAACTCCTTTGCATGAACCAGTGGTGGTTATAAGTATTTTATCAAGATACTCACAAGTATCGTATCTTGTAAAATCCTAATAGTCAAGCGTTGTAATTTCCTTTATCGTATAAAACGATAGAGCGAAACCAGTGAACCATATGAACAAGGCTATGCCTTGAATAAACGGGAAACCTTCCTGTATGGTATACAGCATACCGCCAGCAAGTATCAGCATCACACTGCACAACATCATCATTAGGCAAATCATCAAGTATCCAAATCTCATATTTCATCTCCTCATATGTATCAAGTATTTATATAACCCTTCACAAGTAAAGGGGTTATTAAATACTAAGATACAGATGGTAGGGCTGGTTGTCAACAGCAATTTCTCGTAAGCATATCATACACTTACACATAATGTATGAGGGGGAGGGGGTATGTGCAAGGCATGGGCGGGGGTAGCGAGGTAGTGGCATATTTGACACACTTTGTGTGAAATCTGTCGAGTTCCTCATAGAATCTCTTAGATTCCGTGGTAAATTTGCAACAGAAAAGGATTCTTATCGGGAACACAACGAGAACAAACCGAGAACTACACATACCCGTACACACAAAACGTGTCTGCACACATATATATAATATACCCCTGACATATACTGAGTATTTCAACAAGGGTCTTTAATCAAATGGGGGTGGGGGTTGTTTTTACTTTTGAAAACTACAAAAAGACTGCTCTAGTAGTAGAAAAAAATACCAGGGTACTTCATAGTACAAAAAAAAACCCCACAGGCGGGGGCTTCTGGAGTTGGCTGTTTTGTGCTTGTGTAAAAAAGATGTACGAAGTATAATAACAGTAGTTGTCCAGAGCTACCTAGCGGGGATTGTGTAGGTCTACATAGAGTGTACTTACCTACTGCTTATATATTTACCTCCGAACTTTAAAGTAAAGATAGTATAGCACGGATTCAACCAGTTTGCAATAGTGCAAATATGCAACACTGACTGCAGAAAAGCAATATGGAATTAGAAGAAATACAAGATGTAGTAGAAGCTGGGGGATATCTTGACCATCAGACTCTAGATATAGCATTAGAAAAATATATTCAAGAAAAATCAAAAGAAGACCTGCTTACATTTGTACGCAGAGTAGCTCCTACCCTAGTGACTGACTTCCATATGGGAAGACACATTGAGCTATTGTGTGATAGACTACAGAAGGTAGCCGATGGTGAGATAAAAAGACTTATGGTCTTTCTGCCACCACGCTCAAGCAAGTCTCTTATTACCAGTAAGATATTTCCTGCGTGGTATATAGGCCGTGAACCCAACCACGAGATTATGTCTGTGTCCCACAGCGACCAACTGGCTAGTGACTTTGGACGTAGCGTCAGGGATATTGTAAACACAGAGGACTTCCAGCGTATCTTTAAGGGTGTGTCCCTGCGGTCAGACGTTAAGGCAGCAGGCAAGTGGAAAACAAACCATAATGGCTCCTACTATGCAGCAGGTGTGCGGTCACAGATTGCGGGTCGTGGCGCACACCTAGCTTTACTAGATGATGTTATGTCAGAAGAAGACAGCTTTAGTGAAGCAGGCCGCAGGTATATTAAGGAGTGGTGGCCTTCTGGTTTACGTACTCGACTGATGCCGAATGGTGCAATCATTATTATTAATACACGCTATCACTTTGATGACTTGTGTGGCTGGCTGCTTAAACAGGAGTCGGAGTTTACTACAGAGCCGTGGGAAGTAATTAGTATCCCTGCATGGCTGGACGAGACTGCAGCAGACTTACTGGGTTTACCTGAAGGCTCATCATACTTTCCAGAGTGGAAGCCAGACTCAGTATTGAAGCTAGATGAACAAGAGATACGAGCAAGTAATGGGAGTAGATACTGGGATGCGCTATATATGCAGAACCCCTCGCCAGACGAAGGTGGTATTATCAAGAAGAACTGGTTTGAGTGGTGGGAGTATGAAGACCCGCCGCAATGTGAATTTATTATCCAGACCTATGACACAGCATTCTCTACTAAGAAAACGGCAGACTATAGTGTCATACAAACGTGGGGCATCTTCCACCAAGTCGAGCAAGATGAGTATGGTGGAGAGTATGTCGTCCCCAATCTTATTCTTCTTGGGAATATCAAAGACCGCTTCGAGTATCCTGACCTTCGCCGCACGGCACAGATGCTCTACCAGAAACACAGGCCAGATGTGTGCATTATTGAAAAGAAAGCTTCTGGTCAATCGTTGCTACAAGATATGCGACTCGCAGGACTACCTGTTCTGGACTACCTCCCCGATAGGGACAAGGTATCACGTGTCTATGCCGCTACGCCTCTTATGGAGTCAGGCCGTGTCTACATACCCACGAGTAAAGAGTGGGCAAAGGATTTATTCGATGAATGCTTAGCCTTTCCCAATGGCGCACATGATGACCAAGTGGACGCAATGACTATGGCTATCCACTATATGCGAGATAGCTGGCATGTGTCACACAATGAAGACCCAAGCTGGGAAGATGATTATAATCCAAGGCGAACAAAGAGGGTTGGATACTGGAGAACTTAATGGTATAATATTGCCTATGGCTCCACGTATACCTAGAAAAAAGGGACAACCCGCAAGAAGCAAAAAGCATTCTGATTTATATACGGATGAGAATCCTAAAGGAACAATACGTGGATTAAAGTTTGCCACATTAAAAGATGCAGAGTCAAGTGTCAGAAAGATTAAGGCCAGTGGTAGAACTCATGCCCACAAGATACAAGCAGCGATTGCTATGGAACAACGAGCAAAGGTAGCAGGTAAAACTGGTGCTAGTTCTGTGTATAGAAAATACATTGAACAAATGAAACGCAAAACAAAAGCTAGGAAAAAAGCATAATGGCAACAGAGAGAAATCCCTATGAGCAGCGTCCAGAGGGCGACAATGTTATTCGCATGGAAATGCAGCAGCCTTCTGAAGCAGAAGCAACCTTTGAAGTAGACCCTGAGACAGGCGAGATTACAGTAGACCTTGAAGGGTCAGCCGAAGCAATCGAAGTAGAGATTAATATGAATACAGGATTTTATGAAAATCTTGTAGAAATCTTAGACGATGAAAAGCTCGAAGAGATTGGTAATACAGTTATTGATAAGTTTGAAGCAGACAAAGATTCTCGTTCAGAATGGGAATCAATGTTTGAGCGAGGCTTTGACCTGCTTGGTCTGAAGCTAGAAGATACAACTGAACCATTTGAAGGTGCAGCTACTGCTGTGCATCCACTGTTGATTGAGTCAGCAGTTAAGTTCCAATCTAAAGCTTCACAAGAATTATTCCCAGCTAAAGGACCAGTCAAAGCACAGGTTCTTGGTGATGCTACACTTGAGAAACAACAGCAGGCTAATCGTGTTCAGAACTTTATGAACTATCAGGTTACTACTCAGATGCCTGAATACTTCGATGAATTTGAGCGTATGCTATTTCATCTACCCTTGATTGGTTCTGCAGTCAAGAAGATTTATTATGATTCAAGCCTTGACAGACCTGTAAGTGAGTTTGTACCTATTGACCAGTTCTATGTGTCCTACTATGCGTCTGACCTTCGCAGAGCAGACCGTTACACTCATGTTATTTATCGTAGCCCTGTTGACTTGGCTCGTCAGATAGAAGCAGACATGTATGCCGATATAGAACTTCCTTCTGCTGGTGTTCCTACTTTGTCAGGCATGGCAGCAAAGATGGACACAGTTCTTGGTTTGTCACCTGCAGGAGATAATGACCCACAGTATGTGTTGCTGGAGCAGCATTGTTACCTAGAACTTGAAGAAGACACAATGCACACAGGTAAAGCTGCCTGCCCATATATTGTAACTGTAGAACAACAGTCAGGTCAAGTTCTTTCGATTCGCCGTAACTGGGCAGAAGGAGATGATAAGTATGTCAAAAAAATGCACTTCACGCATTACAGATATGTTCCTGGGTTTGGTTTTTACGGTCTGGGTCTTATTCATTTCCTTGGCAATCTTACTATGTCTGCTACTGCTGCAATGCGTAGCCTACTTGATGCTGGGCAGTTTGCTAATTTACCAGGAGGCTTTAAGGCTAAAGGAGTACGGATGGTCGGGGATAATGACCCGATTGCGCCAGGTGAGTTTAAGGAAGTAGAAGCAACAGGCATGGACTTAACCAAGTCTATTATTCCACTACCATTTAAAGAACCATCACAGACTTTGTTTAACATGTTGTCCTTTGTAACAGGAGCAGGTCAGAAGTTTGCTGACAGTACAGAACAAGTTATTTCGGATAGCGGCGGCTATGGTCCAGTTGGTACAACTATGGCATTGCTTGAAGCCTCTAGTAAGTTCTTTACTGCTATTCACAAACGACTACATAAAGCGCAAGGTGATGAGTTTAAAGTATTGGCACGTATTGATTCTGAATATCTGCCAAGTGAATATCCTTATGACCTACCAGGAATTACAGAAAAGATTTTTAAAGTAGACTTTAATGGTAGTGTAGATATTATTCCAGTATCTGACCCAAACATTCCGTCTAATGCACAGCGCATGATGCTTGTTCAAATGGTACAGCAGATTGCTGCTCAGTCAGAACCAGGAATGTTTGACATGGAAGCAATTAATAGAATGTTGTTAACTACAGCTAATGTGCCTGATGTAGAAAAACTTATGCCATTTAAAAAAGAAGCAGTTCCACTTGACCCTGTGTCAGATATTATGGCAGCTTCTGAAGGTAAACCTATTAAGGCATTTACAGGACAAAACCATGACGCACACATTACAGTTAAAGCTGCTTATCTACAAGACCCCATGAATCAAAAAAGCCCTGCCTTTGCTAAACTTGCTGGAGCATTGCAGGCTAATATATCTGAGCATATGCTCGTTAAGTATCAAGAACAAATGGATGGACTATATCAACAGTCATTACAAAATCCACAAGTTATGGGACAAATTGCACTTGACCCACAGGCAATTGGAATGGTTCAGGCTCAAGCTGCCCAGCAAATACTACAAGCAAATATGGCGGCTGCTCAAGGACCAGGCACACCTGAACAACAGATGCTGGCTATTGAAGCACAGAAACTTCAGGTGGAACAGAATAAAACACAGGCACAAATTGCTAAAGCACAAACAGATGCTGCACTTAAAAATCGTGACCTTGACTTGAAAGAACAGAAGATTGTTCTGGATACACAAGCCCAAGGAGCGCAGGAACAAATGAAAGCATATCAAAAAGAAGAAGATAGAAATGCCAAGCGTGCATTAAAAGCTATGGATGTATTAGCTGATTTGGTTAAAGCTCAAGAAAATAATGACTTGGAAGAGGCTAAAGTTTCTGCTAAACTATTGACAGATGTAATTAAGCAACAAGGCATTGAGTAGTGTTATACGAAGAGTTAATAAAAGAAATACAAAAAGAAATCGAATCTATAAAAAATTCCCTTGCGTATGGAGCCGCTTCAGATTATTCTAGATACTGTGAATCAGTGGGAACAATCGCTGGTTTAGAAAAGGCCATTGGCCTTATCAAAGATTATCTAAATAAATATATCGAAGAGGAGTAAATATGCAAGCTGCATCTAGTGCTTTGAAAAACGATGAATGGATTACAGACGAAGAGGTCGCAGACCCTAACCCACTTCCAAGAGTACCAGGCTATCATATCCTTGTACGTCCAGTATCAGTTAAGTCAGCAACTAAGGGTGGTATCATTCTGCCTGACTCAACCAAATCGGATATGGCTTACCTTACAACAGTTGGTCGTGTCTTAAAAGTTGGCGACCTAGCCTATCAGGACGACAAGTTTGCTAATGGTGCTTGGTGTGAAGAGGGTGACTATGTGTGTTATGGTAAACATACAGGAAGCAAGTTTTTTTACAAAGGCGTAAATCTTTTGCTATTATTTGATGATGACATCAAAATGGTAGTAGAAGATGCAAAAGACTTAGACCCTACATTTAATCTAAGTAGTTAAAAAAATTCACAGTCACTCTTGTGAATTAATCAATCATACTATATAATATTACATATCGGCGTTATTCGTCTATCTCGCCGCAGACGTTAAACAGGAGAAAATACTATGGCAGAGACTGAATGGTCTACCATCGAAGCAGGCTCACCCCCTGAAGAAGAAAAGGTGGAATTTGAAATCGAAGGGCAAGAAGCTACAGAAGAATCAGCAGCCCCCGAAGTAGAGGTGGAAACATCTCAAGAAAAAACTACCCCTACAACTGAAGAAGAACAAGACCAAGAAACAAAGGGTGTAGAAACATCTGGCGCACAAAAACGTATTCGACAACTGGTAAAACAGAAAAAAGAACGTGAAGCCGAGATTGAAAACCTTCTAGCACAACAGAAGGAAATGCAAACAAAGCTTCAACAAAGAGAAGAAGAATATAAAAATCTCTTAAGTAATAATGTTGAATCTAATGAGCGTCAAGTGACGGAACGTCTAGAGCTTGCTCGTGCTGCGTACCGTCAAGCCGTAGAAAACGGCGATGCCGATAATATCTTGAAGGCACAAGAATCTCTTAATACTGCCCAGCAAGATAACTATAGGCTAACAGAGTTTCGTCAACAGGCAGACTCTTTTGAACCTCAGAAGTTTGAGGAGCAACAACAGGTCCAAATGGCTGCTACTAATGTGTCAGAAGCACAGCGTAAAGCAACTGATTGGGCGGCAGCAAATGAATGGTTTAATACAGACCGTGTGCTAACTAGCGTTGCTTTGGAGATTGATAAAGATGTTCAAGAAGACGGGTTTGACCCTAGTGATGACGAATATTATCAGGAAGTTGACCGCCGTATGGCAGAAATATTTCCAAAAAAGTTTGGACAAGCTACCAAAGAAGTAGCAACCGAAACCCCCGTACCGCAGGAAACGTCAACACCTGCTCAAGTGGTTGCAGGAGCTTCGCACACTCCAGCACCTTCATCAAGTAAAAAGGTAAAACTCTCACAAGAAGATGTACGCCTTGCAGGAAAATGGGGCATATCACTTGAACAGTATGCAGCCGAGAAGCTAAAAGTCGAAAAGGCAGGCGAAGGCGAATATACTACAATTAACTAATAGTTGCGAAAGGATATACACTTATGGCACGAAACACCACACGTAACACCCAGAGTCGTGAACTGGAAACAAGAGAATCCGAAGACTATGAATATCGTGAACCAAATCTTTTAGATATTCCTGAATCAGTAACCGCAAGGTTTGAAGACCAAGGAATGAAACTCCGTTGGATACGTACAACCCTAAAAGGTGGTGATGATTATACAAATGTTGGTAAACGAATGGCTGAAGGCTGGGAGTTTGTTTCTCTTGATGAAGTACCTGAACTAGCACACACATCTGCAATTAAAGATGAAGGTCGCTACAAAGGCACTGTATGTCGAGGAGATTTGGCACTTGCTAAGTTGCCACTCAAACGTGCAGAAGCTCGACAAAGACATTTTGAAAACGCATCTGCAGAGATGGTTGATGCTGTCAATGCACAGCTTGAAGGCGCATCAAATCGCAAAATGCCTATTCAAAATCAAAGCAAAACCAATGTAACTAAGGGTCGCACCCCTTCTTTTGATTAAAAGGTTGCGAAGTCTGGTTACTAAATTTAAACACTGAAGGAGAAAAATATGTCTGCTACTAAAGTTACTGGACTTCAGCCTTCCCGTGTTCGTGGTGCTGCACCAAATAGTAACGGCCTGAACGAATATCCTATTGCTTCAGGTGCTACGGCAATGTACACAGGTACTCCTGTACGTATTGCCTCTGGTACACTTACACCGTGTGTAACCTCAACCGAAGTGCCTGTAGGTACTTTCCAAGGTTGTCGTTATGTCGAAGACGGGGAACAAAA